CTGCTCGCAGGGCTTCTTTGACGCCCTCACGACGCACCCGAAAGTGAAGGAGGCCTACCAGCGCTGGCAAAACGGCCAGATCCTGTTCAGCGACAACCGCACCAACTTCAGCTTTGGCGGAGTTGTATTCGAGGAGTACCGGGGTCAGGCGACCGATGCCGCCGGCACGGTCCGGAAGTTCATTGCTGACGACGAGGCGCACTTCTTCCCGCTGGGCACGGCCTCGACGTTCCGGACCTACTTCGCGCCGGCGGATTTCAACGAGACGGCCAACACGCTTGGGCTGCCGCTGTACGCCAAACAGGCGCCACGGAAGTTCGAGCGGGGTACCGACATCCACACGCAGTCGAACCCGCTGCCCATCTGTCTGCGGCCGGAAGTGCTCGTGAAGGGAACGAAGTCCTGACCATGAGCAGTTGGGAAGCGGCAGTGAGCGATCTGAATGCGGCCGTCGTGAGCACGTTCGGCCGCGAGGTCTTCTATTTGCCCGAGGCTGGCGGGCAGGCCGCCGTCCGCGCGGTGTTTCAGCCGGTCCGGGAAGCCGACGACGCCTCGCCGGGCGTCTATGCCGTACTGTTCGTGCGGCTCGCCGGATTGCCTGCGGCGCCCGTGCGCGGGGACGAGGTCGAGATCGAAGGCGTCCGCTACAAGGTCTTTGACATCGAAGCCGACGCCGAGGGCGCCGCCGTGCTCCGGCTACGCAAAGGTAACTGACTTCCGGAAAATCTTCCGGAAGTCGGACTTCCGCCAGATCTGGCGGAGGTGGGCGACTTGTGGGCAATTGCGCACAAGTTCTCTTGAGGCGATCGATGCCCAGCGTCCGTGTCTACCAAAAGAAGCAACTGCGGCTCGATCTGCTCAACTTCCGCCAGCGGCAGATGTATGAGCTGGGCACGGCGGGCGTCGCGGCGGTGAAGACGCGGCTCGCCGCGGCGCAGGGCCCAGAAGATTCCGCCGCCAAGCCGCTCACCAAACCCTACGCGATCTGGAAGACCAGGAAAGGCAAGGGCAACCGCCGCGACCTGACCTTCTCGGGCGACCTGCTGCGCAACTTCCAGGTCCGCACGGTCAGCGAGAACCGCGCCAAGGCCAACGTCTCGACCCGCAAGGACCGGATCAAAGCCTGGGCTAATCAGAAGCACGAGGCATGGATGGTCTTCTCGCCGAAGAACAAAGCCGCCGTGGTTGAGGCGGCGCGCAAGATGCTTGATGCCATGAAGTCCCGCGTGCTTGTCGAGCGCGCCTTGGGAGGGAAGCAGCGATGATCAACCCGGCGGAACTCGTCGACAACCTCGTCACTGTGCTACGCGACATCCCGGAACTGGTCACCGAGATGAACGGCGATGAGCAGCGGATCTACGCCTACCACGATCAGTATCCGAAGCGCGCGAGCCTCGCGGTGGCGATCCACGAGATGCCTGCGCCAGGGATTATGGCGGCTTGGCAGGGGACGCAGCCCTCGAGTTTCGGCGGCCTGGACGTCTGGCGGCATCAGGTCACGCTCTACCTGCGAGCCCGCGAGACCTTTGACGGCGACCCACCCACCGCCTACTACCGGCTGTTCCGGCTCATCACCAAGGGTGTGCCGGCGTCCAAGGGTGTGCCGATGCTCAACGCCACGGTCCATCCGTCCTGCCACCCGATGGACCTGCCGCTCATCCAGCGGCAGACCGACGCAGAGGGGCTCGACTATTTCGTGGCGCCGCTCAGCTTCATGGAGATGGGAGATGACTGAAAGCGTGCTCATGCGCTCGCCCGATGGCGAGGTGCAAGAAGTGGAAGCCACGCCGGCCGAACTGGTGCCTCGCATGGTGCGCGGCTGGCGGCAAGTCACAGAAGAGGAGGTAACGCCTGATGTCCGTCGCGAGGATGCAGGAAATCCAGATCTGCTTCGGTAAGCAGAAACAGGCCGGCATTGCTACACCCAACACCGGCGTGCAGATGTGGCAGTTGCGGAAGCTCAATGCCGCGCTCGCCAATCCAAAGCTCAACACCGAAAACGACGCCGAGGAGTTCGGCAAGGGCCACGAGTTTCCGACGCAGTCCTTCCAGACCTCCTGGGACGTGAACGGAACGCTCGAGAAGTACTTGGGCGCGGAGATCGGCGCCTGGGCGATGGCGTTCGGCCTGGGGAAAGTAGTCAAGTCGGGCACGACGCCCAACTTCACCTACACCTGCACGCCGCTGTTCCCCGCAAACGGCGATGCGGCCGAGCTGCCCTACTTCTCCTTCGTCGAGCAGATCCGCCCCGGCGCGGGCGTCGTCGTGGACCGGATGGCGGTGGGCTGCGTGGTCGAGGGCTGGACCGTTTCGATCGGCTCGGGACCAGGCCGGGCGAATTCGAAGATCACGGTCGAGTTCGTGGGCTCGGGCAAGACCACGGAACCTTCGGGCATCACCATGCCGGCGGCTACCGTGGAGAAGCTCCTGCCTTCGGCGTCGCTCGCTCTCTCGATCAACGGCGTCAACTACGTTTCGAACAAGAACATCGTATCGCTCGAGACGTCGTGGAAGAACAATGTTCGCCTGGACGGCGGCTTCTTTCCCGGCTCCGGCTTCCAGACACCCGGCGACGGCGCAAGCGGCGCCATCCGCGGCCGGCTTGAGTTCGGCAACCGCCAGGGCACGCTGCGCTTCGTGGCCCGCTTCGAGAACGGCTCGACGGAACTCACGAAGCTCCGTCAGCAGACCACGGGCACGGCGGTGCTGGCGCTCACCTACGATGTGAACAATTCGCTTGAAATCACCTGGCACAAGGTTTCCTTCGCCTCGGCTGAAGTGGGCGAGACGGACGGTATCGTCACCGTGTCGGTCGAGTGCCTGCCAATGTGGGACGAAACCAACGGCATCGTCTCGGCGGTGGCCAAATGCAACGTGGACGGAATCGCTCAGTAAAGGGAAGTCTCATGTTTGACGCAAAGCAACCCATCACCATTCACCTGCGCACGCCGGACGGTGTGAAGCCGGTCCGCGTGCGCTTCCCGACCGACGAGGAATGGCTTGACCGCCAGAAGAAACGCAAGATCATCGTGAAGCAACTGGGGCGTGGTGTGTCCGAAACGACGATCCCCGACTCGGCAGAAGCCGACGCCGCGCTGTTGGCCAAGATCCGAGTTCCTGAGGAGAACGCGCCCGAGGTCGATGCCTTCGAGGCTAGCCGCATCATCGAGCAATTGAGCCAGGCCGACGTCGATGACGTCGTCCAGGAGGGTGACGCCTTCCGAGTGACGCTGCGCGTCCTCGGCGGCACAGTGGGCCACGTGCTACGGATGCCATCGGCCAAGGATGTCTTCGAGTACCGGCGCGGATTCGCGCGGGTGCTCGATCTGCCCTACAACCGCCAGGAACTGATCATCAATCTCGCCCCGGCGGCCGCGCTCTTCAAGAAGCTGCTCGAATCCTCTGAGGGCTACTCAGGCGATGTGCCCATCACCCATCAGGCCGTCGCGGTGAAAGCCGCCATCGACGCGCTCGACGCCGGCTTTCAGGAGGACCGCGACCCAAACTTCTGAACGGGGAGTGGCCGGAGCAGCCCTCGCTTCGCTTCCTGGTGCACTGGGCCCTGCGGCGCGAGGAGCTGTGTGATCCGCGCCTGTGTCCCGACGCGCCGGAGGACGGCGGTCGCTGCGACCACTGCCCGCTGGACAAACTCGATGCGGCGCAATCGTCGGAAGCGGGTTTCTTGCTATGGCGCGCGCTCGACCTCCGCACGGCGCTGAAGCTGGGCGTCCGAATCGGCCTCGACGAGATCCGTGCCGATGAGTTCTGTGCGCTGGCAGTGCTGGAGGAGGAACGCGACGCGTTGGAGCGCGAGCAGATGAACGCGCATGGCCGATAACAAGCTCGAACTCGTTGTTGAGGTCGACACTAACAGGGCCAATGCGTCCATCAAGAGCGTCAACGCGAGCCTGTCCAGCATGGAGGCTTCAGCGGTGAAGACCGCCCGCGGCGCGGCGCAGGGAATCGATGGCATGACGTCTGCGATGATCAAGGGCGCGACAGCCGGAAACCTGCTGGCCGATGCGATCAAGAGCGCGCTCACCTGGGCCAAGGAGTTCACGGTCGGCTCGGTTATGATGGCCGCCCAAAACGCCAAAGCCGAGGCCTCGCTCAAGGCGCTGGCCAACGCTCACGGCGTTGGAGCGGCTGCTGCGGCCAGACAGGTCGCCGCCATCGAAGAGATCGGCTTCGAGTACACGGAAGCCGCGCACGCCGTGCAGAGGTTGATCGTCGCTGATCTGGAGCTATCGAAGGCAGAAGGTCTGGAGAAGCTGGCCAAGGACGCGGCAGCGATCCAGAACATCACCGCCGGCGAGGCCCTCGAGTCCATCGTGCTGGCCATCGAGTCGGGCGCTTCGCGCGGCCTTCGCACGCTGGGGCTGTTCGTCGACTTCCAGAAGGAGGCTCAGATCGCTCAGCTTCAACTCGGACGCGCCCTGACCGAGACCGAGGAGAAGCAGCTCCGCTACAACGCGGTCATCCGGGAAGGCGCGAAGATCCAGGGCGCCCATGCGGCGGCTTCGCAGACAGTCGAGGGACAACTGAGCGCGCTGCGGCGGGAGTTCAACAACTTGCGCGAAGACATCGGCGCTATGTTCCAGGATGATTTCAAGGCGCTGATCGGCAACCTGCGCGGCTTGGTCGGCTGGTTCCGGGACAATACCGACCTGCTCAAGAAGTTCGGCGAGGTGGCGCTGTGGGTTTCTGGCGTACTGGCCACCTATGCCCTGGCAGACAAGATCATGGCGCTCGCGAAGTCGATCGCGGTGCTCCAGCTCGCGAGCATCAACCCCTACGCTCTGCTCGCGGTGGGCGTTGTTGGGGCGGGCATTGCCATCTACTCGCAGTGGAAGGACACCCAGGATCAGCTTCAGGCCCGTTTCGACGAGATGCAGCGGAAGGCGCTGCGCGAGGATCTGCTGAGCGGCAAGACCAGCGTCGATGCCCTGCGCAAGCAGGGGATGACCGATGACCAGATCCGCGAACTCATCAGCGGCAAACGGTGGCTGCCTGGCGAGCAGCCGTTCGAGTACGAAGGCCCCAAGCTGACCATCAAGACGTCTCCGGAGCCGGACCTCGAAGCGCTGAAACGGGCGGCCGAGATCCGGAAGCGCCAACTCGATGCGGAGCGCGAGAGTGCACGGGCGCTCGAAGAAGCACGTCGGCGTGGGTTGACGGGCTTCGCTCGGGACGCGACCGAGGTTCAGGAGCAGATTCGCAAGTGGACCACGTTCGTTGATGACCGCGGCAACGAGCAGCGGATCGCTCTCACGCGCAAGGCCTGGGAGAACGTCATCGGCGAGCTCCGCGAACGGCTTGCCAACTGGCAGAAGGAAGTCCAGGAGACCAACCGCAAGAATCTCGCCGAGTATCTGGCCGCGGAAGAAGAAGCCGCGCGACGGCGGCTCGAGATCGAGTCGCATCTCTTCGCGCAACGGCTGGCCTACAACGAGGAGATTGCGAAGCGGAACCTCGATCACCTGGAGCAGATGCTCGGCGTTGAGGAGACGCGGGCCGGGATCGCGCGCGAGGCCCAATTGCGGGCGCTCGATGCCACGAATGCGCAGACGCTTGAGCAGAAGGTGGCGGCCGAACAGCGCAAGGCCGCGATTGAGATCGAGTACATTACGTGGGTCCACGAGATCCGCATGAGGCTGTTCGACCTGGAAACCTCGCGCATGGCTATCGAGGAAGAGGCGCAGCTCAAGCGGCTCGGCTATCGGGCCGACGAGATTCAGGCGCGCATTGCCGAGCTCACCGCGCAACGCGATGAGATCCGGCGGTTCCAGCAGGAAGCCACGGACGCCGCGATCCAGGGCGCGCGAGAGAATGCGGCGATCCGCCAGGCGCAACTGATCCGCGACCACAACCAGCAGATCTTCGAGTCGTTCAAGCGCCAAGCCGAGGGAGTCTTCGACGCGCTGCTCACCAAGTCGCAGTCCATCTGGTCGGCGATCGGCAATTCGCTCAAGACGGCCCTGCTCACCGCCATCAAGGACGTGGTCACCTCTCGCGTCGCCGCGATACTGATGCAGTTATTCGCCGGCACGCGAGTGTCGTTGGCTGGCGGAGGCGCCTCCGGCGGGGGCACGCTCGGCAGGCTCGGCGGACTGCTCGGCATCGGTGCAGCGCCGGTGTTCGGCGCTGGCGGCGGTGGTCCCATCCCGGGCGGCGCGGCCGGAGGGTGGGGCACGCCTCCCTTCATCCCTTCGAAGAGCGGCAGCGGCTGGAGTGGCCTGCTCGGCGGCTGGAAGGATTTTCTTGGCTTCGGCGGCGGCGTCCAGTATGCACCTGGCAAAGCCGTGACCTGGGAAGCGGCGACCACGGGCCAGAAGCTCTCCGCGCTTGGACGGTCCAATGCCGCGCTGCTCGGTGGCGCGACGCTTGCGCTGATGGGTCTCCAGCGCGGCGGCGTTTCCGGCCTCGCCATGACCACCGCCGGCGGCGCGATGATCGGCTTCAAGTATGGCGGTCCTCTCGGCGCGGCGATCGGCGCCGGAATCGGAGCGGTCGCCGGGCTGGTGCGGCTGTTCGTCAAAGGCGCACAGGAGAAGGCGCGCGAGAAGATCAAGGCCACCTACGGCGTCGACATCCGCGACAAGGGCGTGCTGAGACAAATTGTCGACATTGCCAAGCAAGGCTTTGGCGGCAACCTCGACATGGCCATTAAGAGTCAACAGATCCGCGACTTGGTCGAGCTGTACGCGCTGTCCACGGGCCAGAGCACTTCGGGGCTCCCAGCCACGGTGCGCCCGGTGTCGTTGCTCCACCAAGGCGGCGGGTTGTTCCAGTCGAGTTCCGGGGCCTTGACGCTCGACCGAATCGGGAGCGGCGCGCCGTCGTCCGCGGCGGGGCCCACGGTGATCAACATCACCGTGCCGGGAGCGAAGGAGTTTTTCGAGAAGGAAACGGTGCGCGTGGTGGTCGAGAATCCGCGCGCCGTGCAGTCCGCGGCGATGACGGCAACCAAAGCCAGCGCCGGCCGCCGGGAGATGACCGGACTGCAACTGAGTCCGGGGTTGATCCTGTCATGACACGAGCGGAGCTCATCGAGAAGATCGCGCGAGCGATCGCGGAGATGGAGGGTTTCTACGCCACCGCCGCGAAGCCAACGCTTGCCCAGAGGAACGCGAACCCAGGAAACATCCGGCAGTGGCGAGACGCGCGCGGCCGGCCGTATCCTACTCATCGCGGCTATGTCGACTTCGTCGCATGGGCTTCTGAGCGGTTTCCTGGCGCCTCGCGCGAGGAGATGAGCCGACGAGCCATCGATGAAGGCTGGCGCATCCTGCGCGTCCTGGTCGGGCAGTATATTGACGGGCGCTACACGCAGGGCAAGCCGCCGACTGCGGAGGAGATGTTCCGGGTGTACGCACCCTCGGCGGACGGCAATCATCCGGTGAATTATGCGCGCTTTGTCGCCCGCAAGATCGGCGCGCGCCCGGACCAGAGACTGATCGATCTTGTGACCGCCTGATGCCCGGATCGGTTCAGAACGCCGCGCCACTCACAGTGCTGCCAGCAAGCCTCTCGCGCACCTTCGTCCACGAGCGCGAGTATCCGGTTCTGGACAACGAGTACCGCAACGGCGAGTCGCAGCGGTCCGTCCAGGCGACCAACAGCCGTAAGCGCTGGCGGTTGGCCAAGCGGCTCACCCCATCACAACTCGCGGCCCTCCGCGATTTCTACGACGCCCGCAAAGGTTCGACCGAGCCGTTCTACTTCTACGACCCGTATGAGACCAGCCCGAAGTTCACGCACGATCCGACTGGCCAGGCCGTTGCGGGCCGTTACACCGTGCGCTTCGCCAGTCCGTGGGAACAGCGCCCTTCGCTAATGCGCGCCGATCTGACGCTGGAGTTGCTCGAACTTGCCTGACTACATCGACAACATCACCGTTCCGGAAATTGCGGCCTCGGAAGTGCTCCCCAGTACTGGTGTAACGCCCTCTACAACCCTTAGAGCAGCAGATCTGTCTTCGTGTCGCACCTCACGTAAGCGGAACTCCAAGCCCACTGGATCGAAGGGCCGACTCTTGGACGCCGCGCCCGGAGCAGCAATCGGCGAGCTTCCCGTTGATCACCACTGCCGGGACGCTGCGAATCCCGTATTGCCTGGCCTTCGCGGCGACATCCTTTCGCTGCATGTCCAGAACCTCGATCTCACACGAAGGGCACGCGATCTGGTTGATGAAGGAGATGGTTTCCTCGCACGCCGGGCACCCGGCGCTGAATACTTCGATCTTTCGTTTTGTGCTCATATAGTTCTTTCCCTCCTCTGTTTTTTCAACGGGCTGTTGTTTCTGTGCTGCACTGGGGGCACGGAGCAGAAGCCGATCGGGCCGGCCAACTATTCCACAGGGACGCAGCAATGAGAAGCGCAATGCCCCCATAGGTCGCGATTTGGGACTCCACTACGAATTTGCCTGCCAGTAAGGTCGCGGCCGCGACGAAGCCGAGAACGAAGGGCCCATAGCCATGGCGTTTTCTGGCCCGCAGGCCGATCGTGCAGACAGCGATGAATAGCAATGCCGCCGTCAGCGGGAAGAGATATTTGTTTGACATGAGGAATCCAAGGCCAAGCGCAGAGAGCAGCCCCGTGTACGCCGGCCAGCAGGCGGGACATGTTACATTCGGCAAGAATCCCGCGATGATTCCTGGGACCGCACTTACGCTCGGCAGCAACAGCCCCTCTCGTGGTGACCGCCACTCGGTTGCCTTCGCGCGATCTAACGACGCCTCGATGAGTTTCGCAGGCGGTACGCCACTTGACCGTCCATCGGGCAAGCGATACAAGCGGCACGAAGCCTGACCCCGAATCGATTGAGCCTCGGCTACATCGCGCCCATTGACGAGAACCGTCGGCGAGCCGACCTCTCGAACTCTTTCAGGAATACCGGGCAAAGACCTTTCCCATTCAGTCCACTTTGCCGGCAGGTCAGCTTGTGCAAAAGCACGCAAGAGATTAGCCCTGGCCCCGGCCACATTCGGACAGTCTTTGTCGTAGATGAGCTCAACTTCGATCATAATGTTTCCCTCTGCCCAGGCTTTCCAAGATCGGGCACTCACTGACTGGGCCGCGACCGGAACACGCGCCAACGAGTCGCACGAGAGCCGTCCTCATAGCTTGGAGGCTCCGCATCTTCTGGTCGATCTCAGCAATTTTCGTTTGCGCTCGTTCCCGAACGTCCGCACAACGAGCGCCCGGGTGAAGGCGCAGGCCCAGCAGGCTCCTGATTTCCTTGAGCGAGAATCCGAGATCTTGCGCTCGTTGAATGAACAGAATGCGGAGGACGGCATCTTCAGGAAACAGGCGATAGCCCGACTGTGTCCGCGGCGGCTTTGGCAGAAGCCCGAGGCGTTCATAGTAACGGATGGTCTCCACGTTGACCTCCGCGTGCTTCGCCAGGTTTCCGATTGTCAGTTGGCCCATAGGCTGCCTGCTTGGAAGGAATCAACCCTTCAAAGTTCAGTCTAAACCCCGTAGTTAACTACGGAGTCAAGAGGGGAGTTTCGCGGGTTCGCGTCGCCCACAGGAGGCCTCGATCCATGCCTGACTACATCGGCAACATCTCTGTGCCGGAGATGGCGCCGAGCGGTGTGTTTCCGCTCGTGCCCGATTACCCGCTCGAGGTGCGCCGCGACCATGAAGTCGTGGTGCACCAGTTTGGCAGCGGCAATTCCAAGATCGAACAACGCTTCCTCCTCGGAACCGGCGCGCGGCGCTTCACGATTCGCAAGCAGTGGCTGCGCGACGCCGAGCGCATCGCCCTGCGGAACTTCTGGGAGACGAAGTACGGCCCCTACGGGGCTTTCACCTACAACGCTCCCAACGAGAACGGGATCGGGATCACGCCCGTCATCTGCCGCTTCGCCAACGAGCCGCTCTCCTGGGAGATGGTCGCCGACTGGGCCTGCTCGCTCGGCGTGACGCTCATCGAGATTACCCAGACCAGCCCGTCCTACCCGCTGAACCAGACCGTCCACCGCTTCCCTCCCGCCGCACTCCAGACCGCGCTGCTTTCGCAGGTCCAGGAGATCATTCCGCTCGTCCGTATTCAACCTCTTCAACCTGGTTATCCCTCTATTCATCTCAGTGACCGCCGGTGTACGATCGACGTCCAGCTTTACCAGGCGCGCCTGATCGAGTTCGACGGCATCTCTCAGTCGATCGGCAACGAGTCCGACGAGGCCCAGTTCACCTTCGGCAACGCCGACCGCGTGATGCGTGATCTCGCCAACGACGTCGACCTCTTCCGCGCCGAGATCGCCTTCAGCCTGTTCCACGTCGGAACCGGCATCAAGCTCGACCTCTGGAAGGGCAACATCGTGAACTGGTCTTATGATGCCGGCCCGGAGTTCCGCGTCACCGCCGCCGACGGTCTCTATGAGCTGAACCTGCCCTACCCCACGCGCAAGATCTCCCGCACCTGCTGGAAGCCCTTCAACTCCGGGGCCTGTCCGTTCGCGTCACAAGGCGCGCTCGATCTGGTCCACTTTCCCGAAGCCGACCCCACGCGCTGCGACAAGGGCTTCGACACTCCAAACGGCTGCCGCGCCCACGGCATGAACGACTATTACGGCGGCATCATGGCGAAGCCCCAGAGCGTGCGCATCAAGGACAACTCGACCGGCGTCTGGGGCTTCGGCCGCTCGACGCTCACCTCCGTCTCGCTGGTCGCCGACTCGATCTACGATCAGGTCCTACCGGAGATCTATACTGATTCGCCCATGCCCGTGAACGCGAAGATCGCCTCGGGCCGCGACGAAAGCGACTTCTACGCGGCCGTGGGCATCGTGGGCGAAGGCCCGCTGGGTGCTTATGGCACGGGCCACAAGCTCGACGGGCAGTACCATCACGGCTATCCGGGTTCGCTCGGATTGATGACCAGCCTGGGGCCCGACCCGAACCCAACCACCTTTGGCATGGATACCGACGCTGGCCCGGAGCGTGCGGCCGGCACGGCGTTTCTTATGATCCGCCGTTCGGACGCCAAGGGCTTACAGCTCTCGCGGTTGAGCGAGCACGCCATGGAGGCCGTCGTCGCCCAGGGCCTCAGCGGCTGGGTGTGGACCTCGCCCGGCGTGCGTGTCTACGGGCCGCCCTTGACGAACCCGATCTGGATCGCAGTCAATATGCTCCTGCGCGCCCGAGGGCTGCGCCTGGGCGCGGGCGCGACCACCGAGCAACTCGATTTCGCCGAGACCCTGTTTGACGTTGACGCGGCCATTGCGGCGGCGGCGATCTGCGACGAGCAAGTGTCGAAGCTGGTGGGCACGGGTGCAGAGACGCAGTTCAAGTTCCGCGGGGTGCTCCAGGAGGAGAAGCCGCTGCGCGACTGGCTCCAAGAAGTCTTGATGAACTGCCTGGGCTACTATACCTTTTCGAACGGCAAGCTCAAGCTCGGCGTCCGCGTGAACTCCTCGGCGGTCGAGGCCTTTACCGAAGGCAACATCCTGTTCCGGAGCCTGCAACTCGCGCCGTTGAAACCGTCGTTCAACTACCTGACGGCCAACTTCGCCGACGAGGACTTCGAGTTCGTCGCCAACTCCATCTCGCTCTACGACATCGACCACGCCACGCTCATCGGCGGCGGCGCGGGGCCGCTGTTCCTGAAGTCGACGGTAAATCTCTCCGGCACGGCGTCGAAGTCGCAAGCGGCTCGCATCATCACCGTGCGGCTGCGTGAGGAACTGGGCGGCATCACGCCGGAGGAGTGGAAGAGGGCGCGCCAGATCGGCTTCCGCACCACGGTGCTTGCTCTGAACACCGAACCCGGCATGGTCTGCTCGATGACCCATCCGGACATGCCCGGAGGCA